TGACCAGTACCAAGTTCAGGCATAGACAAGATTAAATCATCCTTCCGCTTCCTAAGTTGAGGCATATCTAAGACATTAGACATCTACAAGTTCTCTTGTTTTTTATAAGCATCTACAGTAGCCTGTATTTGGGCTTCTGTAGCTGTTTTATGAGTTTGCCTTACAGCAGCCTCAAAAGCCATAAGTTTTGCTGCTTTTTCAGATAAACCACTAGATGGTCGAACAAGTTTATCCATTTTTTCTAAGAGCAAGGGATAAGAATCTACCCTGATAGTAGAATTTGGATCATCACCAATCAAATAATAAACACCTTTTGCATCCCTCATGGTAGCAATGCCGGGTATTGGATTGCCTTGAGAGTCAACTGCATCTTCACCTAGCCCCCACATGCCCATAAAGAAAGGAGGAACTGCGACACCGTTAACATCTGGATCACTACCAAAAGTTGTGTTTGGTTTACCGATAAGACCCTCATATATTTTCTTCATATCATCTCTAATTTGATTAGAGGTAGCCTTATCTTTTGTCCCTATAAGTATTTCTACTGTATTCAATTCAGCTTCAGCTTCTCTGACAGCTTGGATATTTGCAGGAGTAGCAGATGCTTGTAAATTCTTTAAAGCAGTCGCAAGATTACGTTTTGCTTCTGATACAAGCCTTAGTTTCTTTCTAGCTGCGGTAGTACCAGTCGAAGAGATAGCTGGCATTCCAGAGATAGTCTTAGCTTCTGCATCATTAGCACCCACAGCTTTAGCGCGATCAAAGGCTGCTCTACGAGATTCAGGAGGATTATAGGTACCATCTTCATTAAAGAAGACTAGCCTTCCAATATCCTGAAGCCGTTGTTTTCCATCAAAGTCTTGTACAGCATCTAGCTTTTTCATTGCTATATCTATGAAGGCTTGAGCATTACTTGTCGAGCCTGTCATATTAGCAACTATATTCAGAATCATTGCTTTGCCAAAAATATCATTTAAAGCACTAAGATATCTTTTCTTCTGCGCCTGTATATCTTTCCCTAGAAAGTCTCTAGCTTCCCATGGAACTGCATCATCAACAAGTTCCGTTACACTTTTTTTAGCTACATCATCAATAGTTGTAGGGCTTACATCACTAGCATTTGAATCAGGCTTTGAAAGGTTTTGTTCCGATGCACCTAATATCGCATCCTTTGAGACAGTTGTTCCTTGATCGACTTCAGCTATAGCTGGCCCCATAGTCTCTGGGTACATTGCTCCTTCTTCACCCTCACCACCTCTAGCTTCTCTCATTCCTAAAGATGGCCCCACAGCGTAATGCTCCATCCCTCGGAAGGTAGACCCTTCTTCTGGCGGCATACCAGCATTCTTCCGCATAGCCCGATAAACTTCGTCTATAACCCTTCTTTCTTTTTCTTCGTCTGTCTCAATGTTGTTGGATACTTGCTCAAAAGAAGCAGAACCCGCTTGTTCGGCAGCATCTCTTTCAGCAACCCAATTAGTCCAAGCTGCGCCAATATCATTCATAGATGGGCCTTCCAATAAACCACCGAAGCCCATTGCCGCATCCTTTATACCACCAGCCATCTGTCCTATGTTAGCTGGCTCTTGTTCAGCGGCAGCACGTTTGTCGGCAAATTCTTTACGAACTGCCTCGTTCATATTATTTCTAATATCAGCAGGGGAAGGACCGGCTGTGTCCTGAACCTGTGGGGGAGCCATAGGAGTCTCAGAAGCCTGTGCTTCTTGGCCGCCTAGAGCAGCCATAGCCGCACCAAGCATGTGATCTACCTTACCCATATCGGCAGATTCATGCAGTAAAGAGATAGGATCATTAGGAGCAGGATCACGGGGGTACCCCGTCCCACTCATGGAGATATTTCCCAATTCAGGATTAGTAATCAACCCTTGTCGGATTGCTTCTTCTTCCCGTTTCTTTCTTTGTAACTCTATAAACTGTAGGTAATCCATAGCTGCTTGGGTTGGTACTCCTTGCATTGAACCCGGAGGAGCAGATGGACGAAAAGCTACACCACCACCCATAGCAGTAGGTGTGTCAATCATACCATAGCGTTTATAAGGATAAGGATCAGCCATAATTGTACCAGTGTTTTTTCTTTAGAGGTTGAACAAGAGAGAACCCCGGAGTGGATGCATACTGCCCCACTTCAGGAGTGGTCATCAAAGGGGTGGCTTTAAATTGTTTCATTCCGCCCCCAACCGCTACTTGACCTACAGTATCTTGACCGCTTGCTTTCTTATTACCAAACATAGATTGAAGAAACTCTTTCTTAAAATCTAGGTCATCTTGAGGTGGAGCGTACGAACCAGAAGGGCCAGAATAAGCTGTATCGGTATGGGGATTAGCAGATACAAACTCGCTTCCAGCCATTCCACCACCACCAAACATTCCGGGAAGTCCACCACCACCTATAAATTTTTTCCACCATTCCATTATATTTTTAACACCATATCATAATTGACATAACGATAACCGTTGATCTTGCCTACTGCTTCTGGCATAATTCGTTCTAGTTCTTGGGCAATTACCCCAATCCATTTCTTAGGACTCCAGAGATAGTTGAACTCATACCAATTTACACCATTATAGGTTCCAATGTGATGAATGTTTTCTTTTAATCTTTCGTCACTTATCCCCCCCATTGCCGCTGTCATCAAACCTTGCATCGCCATAGCACCATAATCAGTACCCGGAGAAGTCTTGGTTGAAGTACCACCATAGTCTCCACTAATCATGGACATATAATTAGCCAGTTGACTAGCATCTCTATTAGCAGTGTAATCGTACTTAGCCATATCTCTATTGATAGCCTCTTGCTGCATGGCTCTCTGTTGTGCGCCTACATCACCTAATGACTCATACATTGATAGAGGAGCAGCCATCATAGATGGGTACAGTTGACCGTAGTTAACCGCTCTATCCTGTGCGGATTCATAAGCACCACCGTACATCTCAGCCGCTTTATTTAACATCTGTTGGTTAGCCGCAGCTATAGCCTGAGACTGTACTAGATCGCCTCTACTGGAGCCTCCGGGCTGATACTCAACCATAGATTGCCTTATACCGGGTAATACACTACCAGTAAGTTGGCTTTTCATTTGACTTCCCAGAGCATTCATCATTGGATTAAACTTTGAAAGATCAATCTCACCACTCAAACCTCTGGTCAAAGCCCCTTCAGCCATAGCCTGTTGTCCTGCTGCTCTTGGGCCGGTGACGTAACCAGCAACTCCTTTCTGTGCAGCAGCTTGGGCTGGAGTAAACCCAGCTAAAGTTTCACCCGGATAATAATCAGGCGCGCCTCTACCGTAGATATCAGCAGCTTGCTTAAAACCAGATTTTAGATAACCCTTCTGGGCATCCCAAGGTTCGCTAGTTTGTGTAGTTACTTTTGATCCACCTGACATATTTTATTCCTCTACTATGTTTTAGCTGCGTAAGTCTTACCGGGCAACCAGCCTTCGCCAGTGTCAAACTCCGTCCCCAAACCAGTTCTATACACTCTACCTGTATCCATTATCCTAGCATAACCGCCAGATGATGGATGTGCTTTTACGAATGAGTGATAGCTAGTTGGGCTTCCTCCGCCAAACCTTCCATACAAAGCAGCCTCAGAAGCGAACTTTGGAGCATGTTTTGATAATACTGGATACTTACTTTTAGCGTCACCTTTTAAGTATTCAGGCCATAAGTATCTGGTTCCAGAACCACCAATAACTGACCCAGAGGTTCCTGACAGTGAACTAGCCGATGGCTTCATAAAGCTACCCGGAGTAGCGCCATACGTGGGAGCGCCAGCAGGACTAAAGCTGGAAAGTAACCCCGGAGAGAACGCTGGCATACCAGCAGCTTCCATTCTTTCTCCGTAATTAGAAGCGGTAGGCTGATATAATAGGCCAGCCTTAACTGATTCATTATCGCTTAGACCTCCAAACATAGAGTTGGGGTCCATATAAGGCGTGTAATCAGCAACTGCTGGCATTGAAGCAAAGGGGTCAGTTCCTCCTGAGTAAAGCCCTCCTACGGACGTTTTGGTGCCTCCTGCGCCGATTCCAGAGCCTGTAGCGCCAGCAACTGCTGGGAATGTTCCCCTAAGTCTCATGCCGTCTTTATCCATTCCGCCTAGACGCTTAGTCAACCAATCACCTGTTATAGATGTTCCTACACCAAGCAACCCACCGTAATCCCCACCATCTTTCAAATACCCCGGCATTGCGCCTTTTGTTACTACACCGCCCAGAATATGCGCCCCGTAACCAATCGGGTCTGTTCCGCCCATAGGTCTGCCAGTGTCAATGTGGGTACCACCCCTGCTGATACTATTGAGTCTTATTGCTTTTTCAGCACCGCCCCTATATGTAGATTTACGCCCATGCTCATCAATAGAGGCATGGCCTGCAGCTATTGCTTTAGCGTCATCAACAGTGTTATTAGAGTAATTGCTGCCTACATGAGCAGTTACGCCGCCAGCAATAGCTGCTAGCGCTGTACTCTCAGCACCCTGTTTTTCAAAGTTAGGAGTCCATATACCCAATTCGCCAGTATCTTTGTTTCCCTCGGGGTGTTCTTTAAAATAACTAACAACAGAGTTCCAGTAAGCTGGGTTTGTGTTAGTGTAATCCACTCTCCTAGATGGATCATAACCCATACGGGTTCTTGTAAATTTAGAGGGTATGGACATACGCCCGTCCTTACCACCAGCAACACTAGCAACAGAACTACCAGCCGCGCGACGGGCAGAATACCCCGGAGCAAAATCCTTCTTCGGGTCTACTGCACCAACGGGACGACCAGCATCTATACTCTTGACTACATCTCTCGCATGGGCCGCCCTTTTAGCTGCTGCTCTTGATTTAGCAGGGTCAGACGTTCGCAGTCTAACCGCTTCATCATGATGCTTCCTCATTTTGTCTAAAGCGCCCGATCTATGTGTTTTAGCCATTTAATGTAACCTTCTATCTAGTTCTTTTGTGTAGACAACGTATGAATCTTTCCAGTCTGTTAGTATCTTCTTCCAACCCTTCCGACCCCAAGCCTCTAATGATGTACAACCCATAAGGATTGCAAACTCTTCCAAGTCAGGCTCAAAGTGAAACCACTTATCCATATCTCCACCAGCTATTGCGATGATTCTAAGCACCTTCTTTTGAGGATAGGGGATGATCTGTGTGACCATAGAAGCGATAATCTCTTCGTCTTCCACCGCTATCCATAACTGCATTTCACCGTCAACAAGGGCTACATAGAAGTCAGGGGATTCCATCTCCCCCTCTGAGTGGGGTACGCAACGCTCTATTTGCGGCAATACCTTCTTCCAGAGTTTGGGTACTTCTGCTGGGAGCACTACTCCAACCTTACAGCTTGTTCCATGTGGTGCCATCGAACCAATAAATTCCTGTACCCGCTCCCGGATTCCAGTTTGATCCATCAGCGTATCTGATATCTCCATCTCTTGGTTTTGCTGGGGCTGTGTTCGTTTCTTCAAGTCTCATCACCGATTGGTTGAATAGTATGTTCCCTAATCTTTTTAATTCTGTAACTACATAGATTCCCAAATCCTCTTTGTCTTCTGGTAGTGGCCCCGGCTCGTAGCGAACTACGGACTTGACCTTCTTTACAGCAGCCATTACCATTAGTAAGACCTCGAACCACGCCTACCAGCATCGTCTAGTTCAAACTCTAGTCCATCAAGTCTCCAAGAGGTGTCACCAGTAGATTCAATTTTGATTCCATAAAGTTTTCCACTTGCTCTACAAGATACCTTAGATTGGGTATTTGGATTGAATGTTACTGGAGAACTCCATGTTATGGCTTCTTCTGTAGACATCTGTGTTCCTATGTAGAAATTTACTGTATCGGTACTTGCTATGGTCATCTTGGGCCAGATGGCCTTTATACGCTTAACTGTTGATTGGTCGGGGTTATTTTGAGCAGTAAATGTCAAACCTGTTCTTTCAATATAAGATACCATATCCGTAGTATCTTCCTTATTACCAGACCCATCCCTGTATAGTTTTGTACTTACAGGGTCAGCAAATAGAAGAACATTCTCCACATCATCCCATGATACAGCCCACGCTCCAATAGCAGTTGCCCATGTTGGGGGTGGCACGAGTAAAGCAGCAGCAGCCCAAGTTGTATAGGCTAACTCATTCTTCACACTCCCATAACCCATGTGGGCTAGATTGGGTATATCCCTGATGGAAAAAGTATTATTTACCCAGTTCCATATTAAAGCCTTATCGCATTGGTTATCAGTACCAGAACTTGTAGAAACAAAACAAGCCAACATTTCTGTTCTTCCATAGTCAGCAACTACAAAAGACTTATCAATGTGATCCCCGTCTATTAGCGCGAATACATGATCCCGCATTTTATGGGGTAATAGAGATGAAATCCTTTGACCATCGTTTAGGTAAATGTCACCATTACCGAAAAGAAAATGGCCTCCGTCAAACTCGGCAACACAGTTTTTAGAGAGAATCCCAACTGAAGGTGAAAGCTGCCTAAATGAAAAGATAAAAGGTGTACCGACATAAGTCATTGAGTAGACAGCATCTTCCTTATAGATCATAAAGGAATCGCGTAATGGAAGACCGTCTAGTATTGCTCCTTTGGTGTCTGCTAATTCATATTCACCAGCGTCTACCGTAGCATCTGCCTCGTTCCAAGATGAGGGAACTGCTTGTATTGCAGCCTCTGTTGACCACTTTACTACTCGGGGGAAATTAACATTTGACGCAGTTATATTGAGAGAAACCAAGAATGAGCGAAACGCTCTCATTGATTTACATTCTGTCGCCGCAGGCCAGTTAGTCAGGTTCTGCATCTTCTGAATGGTTGCTGGCACACCATCGACAAGTTCCCAAAACTGAGGCTTATCAAATCCATTAGTTACAACAAGCACGCCACCTATAACTGTAGAAGCCCAAGTCTCCGCAGCAGTAGCAGAGTACGCACCGCCAGCCCCGCCACCTCTGGTAATGTCATACCACTTCTTGGTTCTGGTTACTGTTGCCCCATCTAAATGGGTGGTAGCACCGCCTCCCCTTACACACCCTGTAAATGTATTTGTTGAAATACCTGTATAGGGAATCTCTTCGGAGCCTATAGTTATAGTGCCAGCAGTCTCAAAACCAACTACACTATCCACTGTAATGCCTGTAGCTGCTGCACCAATACCACCATCTAGGGTAGTGGTTTTTTCTGTAGCGTCGAAGACATGGATAGCTGCAAGACCACAGGCTACCCAGTATTTATTGCCTGATACTTTAATGTAGACAATATGATAAGGGGCAATAGGACAGGTTTCCATGACTGAAGAATAGCCCTTGCACTTGTGTACAGAACCATGCTCCATCCGTACATTATTGCCATCGCTCCACGCATTGATGGGCAACTGCCACGGCTGGATGTCTTGGACAATTCCTGTCTCTCCTGCATTTTCTAATGGAATCAATGCCATTATTATTCCCCGAAATATCCGCCACTAAATTTATTAGACACAGCTTGCTTTGCTTCGATAAGACAATTAGGAAGCATATCGTTTGGTGCTATTGTCATCCAGATTATCAAGAAAGGAATTAGAAACCAATGCGCTATTCTTGCTATCCCTACTATAAAACTCATTTAGGATATTTGGTTTTAACAGCCTGACGCTTTCCTTCTAGTGAAGTAACCGCAGCCATTCTTTCTTCTACCACACCTTCCCAAAGAGCAACTACTAACTCGTCTATTGATGGGTATTCTTCTTGGCGCTTACGAGCGTAGTCGTTGTCGTATGCAGTCTGAATTTGCGCCCATGCAGTTTCTAATTCTTCCTGTGTTGGTTGTGTATCTGGGCCATCCCATACAATGAACTCATGCGGTGGGTTAGATTGTGTTAAACGATAAGAGTTTCTGTTGAGACCTAAATGGTCAATGCAAAGATGAATATCCATTTATGACTCCTTGTAAATCTCTACTCGTGTGTATACCTCAACCCCAAAATTAGCAGGGTATCCAAAACCACTTGTAGCACATGTTGTCCCACAATAATGTTCTATCCTATAAGCGTTTGATGATCCAATCGTAACCCTCGCTGACCCTGTAGATGGGATAGTATCTGATCTATAATCTGGCCCAGCGTTGCGCATTGAAGAACCCTGACCAGCGGCTGCCGTCCCAGTTACATCGTATAAACGAGATTGGTTGACACCAACGTTGAACGAAGGGGCTTCCCAAGAAATTAAGTAAGTTCCCGCTGGCAATGTAAATGCGTTTGTAGCAATAGAAAGGCCAATACCGTCATAAACTTCCGTCTGCAAATCTCTTGTTTGCCATGCGCCACTGGTAAAAGTGCCACCACCAGTATTTTGTGTTTTTTGATCCTCAAGAATAGCATAGGATGAAAACAATCCACCAGCAGTCGGCACTGTAAAACTGGAATCAGGAAATGTAATAGTCCTGTCCGCAGTCGGATCAGTAATGGCAAACGTAGTCTCAAAAGCATTTGCCGTAGCTCCCTCAAAGACTAGAGGAGAGCCAGCAGGAGTCTGGAATGTTGCTACACCATCCTTAATTAGAACACCATCAATGGTTACTCCACCAGCAGCAGTGCGTTCAGAAATTGTGTCAACTTTAACTTCACTCATATACTGTTCCTACCATAATTATATTCCTATCAGTTTGTAAGCACTAAAAGAGGTTGATAATGTACCCGCTGCAAAGTATTTCGTACTGGCAGCTATCTCCTCTTGCGCTCCCCACAGTTCAATATAGTCAGTCGTATTCAAATCCATAATTGCAGATAAATTTAATGGAAAAACTTGTCCGGGTGAGTAATAAACATGCCCCCCATTAACGGTTCTAGCATCTTTGAACTTCGCACCATTCTTGTAAATGGCGATCTGCAAATCACTCATGTTATCTCCAAGAGAGTTGTACATTTGTATGTGGCAAGTCACATAATACTTCCCCGCTGTTTGGGGTAAGAACCGATAATCAGTTGAATTATCGTATTTAGAATCTGAATCAAAGATTTCCGTATTACATAATACTTTTGTGTATGTGTTGCTCGATGCGATGGTTTGATCGGCACTTAGATAAGCAGCAAAAGCAGGAGCATTTGTTGCAGAAGCTGGAGCAACCCAACTAGGTGCTGTAGCCCCTGTAGCGAATGTCAAAACCTCATCAGCAGGAGTTCCGGGTTTAGCAAGTCTCGTATAGTCAGTGCCGTCATTGTATAAAACATCACCAGCAGCATCTGATCCTACATTAAGACCGGAAAAGGTTACTGAAGTTCCAGTTGCAGGGGATATAATATTTGTTTTTACTTCGGATGCCATACTATCCTCCTGTGATACTGGCTATTTCAGCATCGTTAAGTCCGAGTGCCTTTAGCTTTTCAATGGCGCTTGTTTTTGCTTCGGTTGCGGCTACTTGTTCTGTGTCCCATGCGCCTTGCTGACGGGTTATTTCTGCTTCTAACCATTCTTGGGTAGGTTTCTCGTCATCACTGTGGATGATTAGGTTTGCGTAAGTTTTTTCTTTTCCGCCAAATCCAAACCAACCACCAACACGCATACCCACTAAAATATCTTCTATCGTTTCTACCCTCATGCTTAGGTTTCTCCTAACTTTATGAATGTCGCATAGGTTTGATTAGCGTCAGTGCTGGTTTTGCAAACAGAAGTGTATGAGGAAGTGCCAACTGAGAATCGCACAAAGTCAGTTGTTTTGGTCACAATGTCCACTAAATAGGTAATATGTAAGCGTTGGAGTTCATTAGTAGAACCCGTCGCTTTATTTGTCACCGACGCGTATGCGGCTTGATACCAATTCGTACCAGAATTATGGGTTGTATAAAGATATGCCGTGGCTGTGTGGTCGTAAGTCGTCGCAGGGCTATACACATCTGTATCAAATGAAACTTGCCAGATTCCAGTATCTGGAAAAGTCCATGCACCCGTTGTTCCATCAACGGCCATCACAGCACCAATAACGCCGGGGAAATCTTCTGCCTCAGGTACTTCCCAATTCGCGGCTAGAATGGTTCCGGCAGCGGCACCAGATGCAGTTAAGTCGGTATTCAGTCGCCACTGACTTGCGAAAGATAATCCACTATCAGGAAACCCAGTCTGAGTAGCACCCGTAATGTTAATTGTTGCTCCACTTGCAACTACCAAACTTGCACCTGATGGCACTGTAGTGGTGTCCCCAGAAGCACCCATCGTCATTGCAGTGCTTGACTCAGGTTCCCATGTATTTACATTTATCTTGCTCATACGATTACCAATGTTCCTGTGACTGTAACTGTTCCGGTAAAGGTTACTGGCCCTGCTACCACACCGTTGTCAGCTATAGTGTAATCACCATCAATAGTCGCTGCATTCAGGAAGAATCCTTCCTTACCCGGCGGATTATTAAGATACAGCGTTCCATTTGTTTCGCCAGCCATAATTCCTCCTATGCTGAGATTGCGTCTACAACACTGACCCAAGCTGCTACAGAAGTTGCCGCAGAAGACTGAATCCTTAGAAGGTCAGTGCTTTGCATAACAATCTTAGCGCCACCCTGTATTAACTCAACCGATGCCTTTGGAGGAATCTGTAGGTCATCAGCAAGGTAAACAATAGATGCTGTTGATCCTGCCGCCGCTACATCAATCCATACGTCTACAGTAACCGCACTCGTTGTAATGTTTGTTAGCCTAATGCCAATCAAAGCATCATTTGAGTTAGCTGTCCGTAGCGTATGCGCTGCGTTAGTAACCTGTGATTTGTAGTCTTTTGTAAAATCTTGTGCCATAATATTTACCTTTAGAGAGCAATCGCCATTGCTACGCTGAATCCCGCAGAAGCGGTACTTGCCCATGCTACCCCATTGGTAGCTGTTGAGTCCGCAGTTAATACTAAATTGTTGGCCCCAACAGGCAGTCTGGTTTCTGAGTCTACGGTATTGTAGACAAGCAGATCACCTTTCGTTGTCAGTCTGTCAGGAGAAAGCACATCCACCTTTTGCCACTCTGAGGATGCAGTTGAATACTTCAAGTATTGATCGTTGGCCGCTGAAGTAGCACTAACTGATTCGCCCTGTATCCCAGTAACTGTCACCGCTCCAGCATTTGTCATGGTGGAGTCACCAGATAATGCGGCTACCGTAAAGCCTGTACCATCGCCTATCATAATCTGAGTGGTGGCTAGAGCTAGATCAGACGGCACTCCAGAGGAGTTAGCATTTCTAACCTTTACCGTATTAGCTGCCATATCCGCTAGTTCGGCATTCGCTACACCAGCATCTTTGATTGTTACCGCACCAGAAGATACTGAAAAATTATCAGAATGAAACGAAGCAACACCCTTATTAGATGTACTAGCATCTTCACCAGCAATGGTTAGCGTCGTTCCAGTAGCACTTGTATCAATCCCTTCACCACCAGAAACGGTTAGACTTTCAGAGTCTAGGTCAATATCTATAGTTCCAGAATCAGAGATAAGGTCTAAATCTTGTGCGGTAACTTGAGCGTCTACATAGGTCTTTACTGCGCCCTGCGTTGCAAGTAATGTAGCGCTTGAGCCTAATGCACCATTATCAATACCAGTTACTGTAGCGCCCGTAGCCAATGCAAGACTTGTATTACCAGTTAAGGTCGTTCCTGTAATTGCCGCAGGAGTTGTCCCGCCAATCACCGCCCCATCAACAGTTCCCGCATCAACGTCTACTGAATTACTTGTTATGATTGATACTGCTAGGGTAATCCACGCATCATTAGCTTCATTTCTTATCTTCAGTAAATTTGCGGATGTATCAAACCACATAAGACCAGCAGTAAGGGATGTTGCTGGTGCTGTCGCAGATGGGTGAATAGCGTGTACCGCCGAGTCAACAGACGGGAACGATTGCTTTACAACTTTCTTGATTAGTTGAAGATGGTCATCGCCCTGACTAATTGGGTCTGAAGCCGTGGGGTTCGTGATTACCAGATCATCAATATAATTACCAGTTTCTAATGCCATTAGTGATACCCACCTATATTCATAACCCTCATTACACTACCTGAATGACGGTCTTTGTTGTCTTGTTCTTGTAAGTCAGCGATAGCCTGTTGATAAGCCGTAGCCCATAATTGAATCCTTGCATCATTCATTAGGAATGGCTCTGCCTCCATCAACGCTCCGTACAAATACACATCTGGATTGTTTGTCAACATCTGCTCTGTAGTATTAGTAATCGAAAGAGCATCAATCTTCTTGTAAAACATCATTGAATAATCATAAGCAGAATCTGGAGAAGGGCCAAGTTTCACCTTCTTTATAGGTGTTCCACTAGAATTGTCAGAAAAGATTGTATAAGCTACTGGCTTTCCAACTTGACTACCAGCCCACATGCTATTCATATTCTCAGGAGTGATGTAGGATAACGTAGTTATAGGATCAGTCCTCAAATGAAAATCTAACATCTGGAGATAACCAGAAGGTAAGGCGTAATCTCTAGTTCCGCTCACTAATGTGGCGGCTCCGCCCAAGTTAGATACATCTACATTCAGCATTATCGCTAAACGGAGAATCCGATTCATACGGGCTTCCGTTAAAGCAATAAACTCTGTTATCCTATCTGTCAGATCATCCCTGTCTAACCAGTTAGCTACAGCAGTCTGTAGTTCGCTGTAAGTACCTATAGCCATTAGGTCACATTACGTTTCGAGAAGAATACGCTTTGATTCAGAATTCTATAGTTTCTTTGTGTGTGTCCTAAAACACCATGTGCGTATAACCACATAATTAAACCCTCGTTGGTGTCGTTCTAAAGTATTTGTTATCGGGGTCGTTTAAATACTTCTTCATAAGTTTATGATCTTTCTCTATTGCCCCATTGGTTTCTTTCATCCACTGAGTCCAAACATTTAGCGGTATAGATGCAACTCTTACACCTTCACCAGTCTTTCCGGGAGTTAACAAATCACCATAATTATTATATGCTTTCTTGTTTTCGTCCAGTATAGGTTCGCAATCCTGATAGGTGTTAATAGTAAACTCAGTTTCATCCGAATTAGAATGAAATGTCTCTACTGGAGTAGATTGCACTAAAGAATTTTTCTTCATCTTAAATGATACCTCGCATTCTTGCCTGTCGCAATGGCCTCCATCTCCCTTACAACGCTGGAAAGACTTTCTTCCTTAGTTGGGGGTTTTGTAGTCTTGGATTTCTTGACGGAACTCTGCTTTGAAATCTTACTTTTTTTACCAGCCATACACTTTACCTACTTTAGCAACTTGTGTGCTTATGACGTTATCTATACTTCCGTTGTGTTCGGTAGTGCCTAAAGCACCATCCTTTCCCGGCCCATACTTTCTAAGTTTAGGTTCCCCTTCACTATAAGGCGGTGGGTTCATGTCAGGGCCAATAGCTGTCGCACTACCCTTGCTG